GTGCCACCACACACAAAGGCTTGCTTGTAGACCTTTCGCTGTAGTTTTGCCGACTCAAGGTTGATACCCTTTGCCTTTAACATGGTCTCTAAACGCTCAAAGGCTTCGTGATCTAGCTCTGTGATTTGACCTGTAAATGGGTCAAGCACACGATGATACGTTTCGAGTGTGTACCACTGGTGACAGGTTACAAGGTACTTTCCAGAAGTCGGGTCGTATCCAGTTGCATCGTTCTTGTAGAGCCATGCGTTTGTGGCATCGTGTGGTGTTGATGTTTCTGGCGCTCCACCAACACCAGCGATGTTGTCAATCTCTTTATCAGGCCATCGCGCCTCTATCTCGCACTCTTCCAGCCATTCTTCGCGCTGCACCCAACGCTTATCAACTAGATTGCGCTTTTTTGCCGCCGGGTCGTAACGCATGCTCAATGGGTCGATGCGGTCAATAATGACCATGCCGTCAGGGTCGTCCGTATAATCTAGGCGCGTTTCCGTCCACCCAAGTCCACAAACAACCAAGTCAAAAAACGCATCCGATTCTTCGTCTTCTGCGTCGCAGTTATCGCGTACCCACTTTGCAGCACCCGTCAATAGCTCGTTAACGCCAGCATCACCAACCTGACGCGGCAAGTACTGCACTTGCTGGCGGTTGTTGATCTCTGTGCCAGAAACGCTATCAACTACAGGGCCGATGCGGTTAAACACGACGGCTGGCCGGTTCATCTCTTCCAAAACGGCTTTATCCTCGTCACTCCATTGATGACCTGCCACCATGTCATAGCAGCCTCTTGCCTCAGTCATCCACTCGGCCAAGTGCTTTTCAGAAGCCTTACGGCTGTCTTTGACTAGACAAAGAACATCATCGTCTGATTCCTCAATCTCTGATGCTGATACGGCTAAATCAACCGCATCATCATCGCTGGATTTGTATTCTTTGTCAGAATCGTAGCTTTCGTTTTCGGTCATCATGTAGCCCAAGTTGTTCGGCGCGGTCTGCTAGAGTAGGCGCGTTTATACTGATCTTGCTCTTCTGGCTGCTTAGGCCAAATCAGAGGCATATCAGGCTCTGCAATCCGCGCCAATGCGTCTAGCATGTCATCATGCAGCGGTACAGGGAAGGATGCGTACTCCTGCTCGACAAAATCACCAACAAGCTCACGCACCTGACCCTCGTAATCTGTTTTGTGCAGACTTTGGGGCAAGTATATGCGACCTTGCTCAAAAAGTGGAATCAACCGCCTGATTCGGTCATTCTTGGGCGCTTGCCCGGCCACTTCGACGATTTCAAAGCGGTAATTTTGCGAGGCTTGAAGCGTTTTTATATGCTGGATGTCCGCCATCATGCCGTATCGCTCGTATCGTACAGACTTAGGTTTCCACTTCCTATGTAGCTGCATTACCTTTTCCGCCCGCTCTGTTAGATTCAAGCGGTCGCGCACCATATCCAGAACGTAATAGTTATCGTCTTGCCCAAGTCCGACAACCCACATTGATGTGTAATCACTCGTCTTGCGCTTGTCATTCGCCGCGTCCACCAGCAAATAACGATTCGTGCCAGAAGCCGCGGATTCCGGCGACTGCTCATAAAATCGGAGCCATTCTCTCTTAAAACCTTGTGTGCTATCTGCGGTTGGGTTCTGGAGCATTTGAGCGCTGAAAGTGTAAGGCCCCATGTCCCTACGCTTTTGCGCCAATTTCTCACGGCTAAGGAATACGGGTTCGCCATCTACCGTGCCATCAACTGTTGCCGCCTTCACGCGCGGCGCAAACGTCATACGGTCAATCATGGCGCGATACGTATCGTTGAAGTGGTACCGCGTTCCAATCATCCGACGCCATTCTTCGCCCTGCGAGCCCAAGTTAAACGCAAGCTCCAAGGCACTGGTTGTCTTTGCAATCATGTCAGGCGTAGTCACTGATTCACGCGTAACCACGTCATCAAATACCAAGCCAGTGAAGTGCTTACCCGTGGGCTGGCCATCCACAAGCCCCCAAGCCTCTATGGTTGCCTCCTTGGGGTTTGTTTTGCGTATGACCGTTATGCCATCATCCTCTGACCATTTTGGCGCCTGTTTTTGTGGATTTTCCCAAAGCACATCATCAAAGACTGATTTAAGTAGCTGATTTGTCTCAAACTCGTACTTGATCTGGCGCAGAAAGCCCTTAGCAATAGGCCGTGTGTGAGAAAAGATACCAATGCACTGCTCACGCGGTAGTGTTGGCTCTTCGCCGTGGCTGGCCAGTATTGACTGTATCGTGGCCGCAAAAGTGATGATTGTGGATTTGTAGTGATCTCGCGCCCACAAGTCCAAATGCCCATCAGGTGAAGCCTGAACCTCTTTGCAGCGCTCAAAAAGCCATTGTTTTGCAACGTCTTTGCGATTCAACCCAAACCACAGCAGGAAATACAAATCAGTACGGCAAAGATGTCTAACAATCCCGCGCTGTTCATCAGCAGAGAGCGTTGGCAGGCTCTTGGCCAGTTTAACGTGATCGTCAATCGTCTTGAGCATCGCCGATTATTTGATTGATTCTCGCGGTTATCTCCAAAACGCTTTTGTGCTGCAGTTGGATTTCTCCATCTACTTTCACTTTAGTGGGCTCATTGAATCCGTGCATGGCGTTCAATTCTTTGATTGCAGCGACTTTCTCGTTAGCCCTTGCCTCTACCCCGTGTGCTATATCAGCAAGCGCCAAAACGCTCATTTCGCGCGTCCAAAGCGCCTTCTTTTCGAGCTTGCTTTGCAATTCGGATAGCCTTAGGGCTATCTTAGGGTTGTCCATCAATTTACTAGCCTCAACATGCAGTGCACCATCCCCCATCTTGCTTGCACTGTATGCCGACCGATAAGCGTCAGCCTGCGTCATCCCGCCTGCTACTGCCTGGGCAAATGCTTCTTGTTTGGCAGTTAACGCCATTGTTCTGAGTCCTTTCGGGTGTTCAGCATGAAATAACCTCTACGTCGTGAGGCATCTTGCGCCCTTGCATTATATCGATCAGGCGTCGTTCTGTCAGCCGGTGGGCTCTGATCATTGTGCGGGCTGGTAAAACGTCAATCGCCGATGCGTAATCCTCAAGCACTGCACGCACGGCCTGAATGCCCGACCCTGACAGTCTTAGCGGTTTTCCTTGAGTGTGTCGCTTGCCTGCTTCTGCCAAAGCTGTAATTGCGTCCATCAGTAGGCCACCAGCATCTTCGAGCACTCCCTCGGTTATGAGCGTCTCCATCAGGTTAACGGCATCGCTACATAGACGCCATGCGTCCTTTGTTGGCTCTGCGGCTGTCTCAAGCTCATGAGCCCCTGCCACATTTTCGTCAGCTGGCTTGTGCGCCACGCTTGAGGAAGCGGCTCAGTAGGGCTTGCGCTGATCTCGTGCATCAGCGTGTATCGCAATTGTGGTTTGTGTTTTCTTTTTTTCATAGCCTACGCCCAATAATCCACCCAACCAAAACACAAAGCAGTCCGGTCATAGTTCGCCCTTTGCTTTCATCTCTTTAAGCCGCTCTAAATACTTATTCTCTGATTCAGATATCAAATCCATTGAAAGTATTTCAAGTCCGGTTGCCTTGTTAAGTATTTGACGCGCCTCGTCCGGGCTGCGCGCCAGCACGTATTTCCCATAAAGCACGCCACCATTCTCTCTAAGCCATTCGCATAAATTGCGGCCTTCGTTGTTATTTTCTCCGGTCATTTGCCAGCCTCCATCAATCGCTGAATAGTCACGTTTAAGGCGTCTGCCTCATCCATCTTGCGTATCGCCCATGCCCTGCGCTGTCCGTGCCATCCCATAAGACTGCCCCTGTGACAGTCCACGCACAATGCAATGCATGTGTACTGTCTGTGCTGCTTAACGTGATGCGCTTCGCTTGGGGCTGGCGCGTCACACACAGAACACGGTAGCGACTTCACGCGCTCAAGATGCGCCCGCTCTTTAGCGTTTAGCTTGTTGAGCATCCGACCTCCACCAGCACACAGCCGCCTTTGATTGGCTCTCCGCGCTTCAAAATCAACGGGTCAAAGTGCTGGTCATCAAGCCCCAGCGCTTGTGAAATGCCGTCTAAATCTGACTTCATAGACGCCAACAGGTTGTCCATGTCACGCCTGCGCTTATCTGGCGGGCAGAATGTCATTTCAATGGGCAGCTTGCCATGCGGTGGCACGTATCCAGTCTTACTCATCTCGACAAGCGTCAAATATCGCGCGTCCACCTTGCGTTTGTCTTTAGCTGAATTTGTCGCCCCCCAATGCCTGCCATTTTTTCGATTCGGATTAAGCGACGAATCTGGCCAAGGTAGTTTAATAATCATTCAATTTCAACTCCATTTTGTGCAGCCCAAGCAAAAACAAACTCGCACAATTCGGAAAATTCCGCTTTGTTTAGCTTGCTGGTTTTGCAGTAAATCACATCAACGCCACGTCCATCTAGCGCGGGTAGCATGTATGCGTCAGATTCGCCACGCGCCCTAAGCCATGCAGCCGTTAAAAGGCGCTTCCATGCGTCAATGTCGTGCTTTGACCCTGCCCATTCTTTTTGCCGCGCTATTTCGCCCAGGCAGGCGTGCAGCAAGCGGTTTTGCTCATCGCTTCGCTTTGCTGGCCGTATCTCAAGCACAAGCGTTCCGCCACCAGCCACCAGCCAGCCCTTTGCATGCGTCCAAGCCTCTTTGAAGGCAGTGTGAGCCTGTTGCGCGTTTAGAAGTTGGAATTTACGGCTGTGCATTTTTCCCACAATCTGTAAGCATCGCGCGGGTTGCAAGCCGCTACACATCGGCCAGTCTTGCTAAAGCACCACCACATGCCAGCTTGTTTTTTAATGCGCGGCTTCATTTGAAGTCATCCTGCTTTTTGTCAATCTCGGCCATAGCACGGCGCAGATATATAGCCATGTCTAACGCCTCTTGGTAGGCATGATCAAGCCACTCACGATGAGAAAGCGGGTTTTCTGCTACTGTCGTGCCGTATTTTTGAATGCCCAGCTTTTGCCGTTTTTCGATGTCAGCGCATACCATCGCCTCAATTCCTGTGCTCATGCTTTTTCTCCTGCTTTTCCAGAAATGCCGCCCGCATTTCTATGGTTTTTTGCTCTGCCTGCGCGAATTTCCCACAGCCGTGCTGTGGCGGATAGTACACGTAGCGCGGCTGGTGTGCGCACATTGCAAATCCGTGTTTCGCCATTTCCCGATTTTCTCGCGGTAGCCAGTGCTGGCAGTTTTGACATTTTTTCATTGTTCATTTTTGAATAAGTCCATTGTATATTTGTCACGTTCCACTTGTGTTTTCTTTTTGCGCTTTTCTATTACAAACATTTTCTTTGCGCATTTGGCTCCATAAGCCAATGCCGCAATAATCAAAAGCGGCTTTAATGTTAATCGGCCACATCTTGCGCATTTCATAAATCATCACCATATTTGCTTTTTGGAGCGCTGCTCAAATTTACTGTTGATTCAGTCCATCGCTGATAGCGGCCTTCAAAATGCACAGCGAAAACGCCAGTCTTTCCGCCTCTTGTTTTCGCCACATCAATCCCGTTTATGGAGTATCCTTCGTGCTGCTCGTGGCTCCACATCAGCAAAACCGCGTCTGCATCTTCTTCGATAGCCCCTGATTCTTTCAAGTCTGAAAGCATAGGCCTGCCAGAACCCCGCTTTGTAACGTCTCGGTTAAGCTGTGACAGCGCCATAATGGTTATATCAAGCTGTTTTGCAAGCGCTTTTAATCCCCTCGATATTTCCTCAAGCTGGTGGTGCCTTGATTTGCTTGAATCACTTGCCGCGCATAGCTGAATATAATCTATAACCAGTAACTTTATGCCATGTTTTCTGACAAGCGTTCTAGCCTTTGATGCGATGTCAGTTAATCGCATTGCGGGCTGCTCATCAAAATAGAATTGCATATTCCGCATCTGGTCTATTGCTTCAGACATGCGGCTATATCCGTCACCGTCTATTTTGCCGGCCTGATAATCGCCATAATCAATGCGCCCTAGATTACACATCGCCCGATCTGTCATCTCTTGGCACGACATTTCCATACTGAACATGGCCGCCGGATGACTGTCTTGGGCGATGTTTAAGCAGATTTGTTCAGCCAGCGAGGATTTGCCAACGCTTGGCCTCGCAGCCAAGATGATGAGCTTTCCACCCTTTAAACCACCAGCAAGGCACTTATCCAGCGATACTAGGCGCGTTTTGATTCCGGGGAATACCTTACCCTCAGCCAAGTCATGAATGCGGTCTATGGCGTTGCTAATGAAGTTTTGAATTGGTTGCGGCTGGCTTATCTGCTTTTTTTGGCCAACAGCCTCAATTGCTGATTGCGCTTGTGCGATTCGGTCATCGACTGAAATGGATTCATCAAACGCCGTGGCTTTGAGTGATGCAACAGCCTCAATCAGTTGGCGCGCACGATACTTTTCAGCAACTTTCTCTGCGTAAGCCCTTGCGTGTCGTGGTGTGCCTGCTGCTTGTGAAAATTCATTTACAACTTGCAGGGTCACACCGCGAAAAGCCACCGCGTCAGCGACTGTCAGCACGTCTACCGGCTTGCCATCTGCTATCAGCGCGGCAATTGCTGCAAACATGAACCCTGCTCGCTGGTCATAGAAAGCCTGCGCGTCAATGATGTCGGAAACGTCATCAAAGCAATCCGGCTTGAGCATGATTGCGCCCAATACTCCAGCCTCGGCCTCTGGCGACCAGGGCAAAACAACTTCGTATTCATCCATGAGCGGCCTCCCTTGTTTTTTCGATGACTTGTTTTTTACCCTTTTCGCTCAGCAGAAAATCAAAGTCACACTCCCAGCCTTCATGCCCGCTTGCCTTGACACCCCTGCCCATCAGGAAGTCGTTTGCTCTTGCTCGGGTGAAGTAAGCGCGAATCCATTCCATAGCCTGTTGCTCATCCTGCGCCCGCGGCTGGCCGTCTGCCCGTTTGCTTGTCAGGACAAATTTCCACATGCCAGCGATTGCTTTCTCGCGCCTGCTGTTCATCAATCGTACTTTTGGCAGTTCTGGCAAAACCTCGTGATACAAGTCCACGATTGCTTGCTTGTCGCATCGTGGCAGTTTGTCGGGTTTCCCGACAGGTACGTTAGTACCTTCTTCTATTATTGGTGTTGGTGTTGGTGTTGGTGTTGGTGGCATTGCATGTGCATTGCCGTGGTTATGCTGCGGCAATGCCACGGCATCTTTAATATCCGATTCTGGCTTATGCCAGCGCTTGTTTGCTTTGTCGCGCTGCTTTTGTTGCTTGTCACGCATAGCAGAAATTTCTCGCTCACAACGCTCATGAGACCATCCATTTTCGTCTGGCCTAAAAAATTCTTTCAGAACGGCCTCTACTTCTGCCACGTGCTGGCGCATACGCACTATTCTGGCAACTTCTGCGGGGTCTTTTGGCAGCGCGCCCTCTCTGAGGTAGTACGCATCTAGCATGCGTCTGTAGGCCAAATCTTCAATTGGCTCAAGATGGCCTGTGTGACTAGCGTAGTCACCCAAATGAAAAGGGTAGTAATTCATTGATCATCCTGTCAAACATCCTAAAAAAAGAACATCGGCGGGCGGTGGATGAATCCGCTTTTCGGGAGCTACCCTAGCCGTGTCTTATTAAATCTTATTACAGCCCCAGCTTTCTGGCAATACGCGCAAAAGCGTCCTGCACCTCTTGAGGTGTTGCCGTTGGGTTTGCTATAAGCCAATGCTTTTTGGCCTGCTCGTACAAGTAATACCGGCTCATTTTTTAGCCCAAAAAAA